GGTCGCTTAACCCGCTGCGTGCCCCGACCCTGATAGCTTTCTTACACCCCCGCCCCCACACATCCCCTGCATTTCGTCGCAAATCGCGCCAAATCGCAAAGGACGGCGTCCTAGGAGCATCCTAGCGAGCGTCGTCAGCTCGCGTTCCGTAGCCATTGCCCAGTCCTCGCCCTTGCCTAGGGTGTCGCACTCGTTCAAGTTATTGCTAAGGCTTGTCATCATGCGTCGCCCTTCAATCCGTCCGCGTCGCTCCTCGCGTCCTCGTGGTGGTCGATGGTCTGCCGGTAGTCGAGCATGAGCGTCGCGAGCTTAGGGAATACGATGGCGACCTTCGCAACCTCCTTGCCGAACTCGTAATGCAAAGCCTGCCGCGTCCGTCCGGTCTTCTCGGCCATCTCGCTGAACGATTGCGTTACCGCGCTGACGTCGCCAGACCCAACCCTGAGCACGACCATAAACATCGTAGGCGATAGGTCGGCGAGCGTCGCCAGTCGCCGGCATAGGTCGGCTGCGCTTCTGACCTCGCACTCCTCGATCTCAACCAGCCGCTCCATGATCTCCGCCGTGAGCTTCGCCGAGTCGCTTGCGCCGTCGTAAACGGCGGTATAAACGGGCTGGCGGTTGATCGTGTAGGTGATCACGAGAGGTCGCCGACTGGGTTGTAAATCAGCTTGCGAAGTTCGGGCGTGATCTCGATGGCGTCCATGCCCTCGATACTGAGTTGCCCCATGCTCTCGCGCTGTTGTAGCAAAAGGACGAGAGCTTTGATCTTCTTAATGCGCTCGCCGTATTCGCGCGTAATGGTCTTTCGCTGAACTTCCAGCGTGGTGATCGCACGTGCTGCGCGTGCCGAGAAGCGCAGGGCTTCGAGTTCCTTTAATTCCAGTTCATGATTTCCGTTGGAGGGCATTTGCGTTTTTGTTTTTTCTTCGGGCCTTGCGCGGACAGTTTGTGGTGCTTCGCCCACGCATGGCTCGAAATCAGTTTTGGTTTTGTTGGTAGTGTCTTTGCCACGGACTCGGCTTTGACGTTTGCGCGCTTGTGTCAATCTTTTTTCAAACGCTTATCCCTAGGCAACCTCACGCTCGATGACCGTCAGCCCGTTGTTTCGATGCGTGTGGTACACGACGCGCCACTCAGGTCGTGCGTCCATAAACTCTTGAATCGCCTTGTTGATCCCCTCGCCACGATCATCACCTACGGTTCCGAAAGTCTCGGTGTCGTGAAACGCAATCCATCGTTTCGCTTGGTCGCCGTGCAGCGCGAGTTCCTGCGATACCTGCGTGTAGCTGTGCAACGTGTCGATGAAAAGCAAATCGGTCGGCTCAATCTTCGGAATGGTCAGCGTGCTCGCCAAAACGAAAACCCAGTTGGTCAGCGTCATCATATGAAACTGATTCACCTTGTAATCGTCGTTGATGTCGTAAGAGCGAAGCCGAGCGTCATGCTTGCAACGCAGTCCGTGCAGGAACGCAAGCGTGCTCTCGCCCGTCCTGACGCCGAACTCGGTGACGTGATCGCATTGCTCGGCAAGAAAAGAAAGCATCGGCAGATGCTCGTTGATGTCTGACGACTTGCGAACCGCGTATTGATACGTGGCTCGCAGCGCGATGGTGTCGGATTGGTTTAACCTTTGTGATTTCATATTAGTTTTGTTTTCTGTGCTGGAATTGTTCTGAGCGCGCCGTTTGCTTCGTTAGCCAGTCCTGCGTCGTGCGGTCTAGGGCCGACCATTGCTCGCCTTCGCGTGCGCCGCCTCGCGCGTAAACGGAATCAGGCGCGTTGTCATTAATCCATGCGCGCCATCCGTTCGGTTCTGGCAACGAGGTCGAAATTGATGCGCTGGGCGCTTGCTGCCCCATCGTTGGCTCGCACTTGTTAATCCAATTTACGAAACGGCGCCGACTCATCGTTTTCTTGTTGGCCGCAGCCCAGACCAAGGCTTTCGCGTGCTCGCGGCGAATGTCGATGCCGCGGTATGCTGGCGAGGTCGCAAGGTCGGCGAGCCATTCGGCGTCGGTCTGCTTGGGTTGCTTTTGCGGCTTCTCGAGTTGATCAGGCAAGTCATCGAAAGGAAGATCGGGCGGCGGGGCGAAAGCCTCGCTCTCTGCTTTCTTTTCTTTTCTTTTCTTTTCTATTTCGTTGGGTTCCTGCTTGGGTTCTGCTTGGGTTGTGCTTGGGTTATGCTTCGCTCCGTTGGCCTTTGCTGCTTCGATCTTTGCTTGGGTTCGTGCTTGGCCTCCCTTGCGTCCGGCTTCGCGCTTGCGCCTGATCTCGTCCTCGGTCTCGGTTGGGTAATTCCAGACCAGCAAGTCGTTATCTAGCCATTCCATGAGCAACGTCGAGCCGTCGATCTCCTCGCGCGTGACGCCACAAATCTGCTGCCATTGCCGGTCTTTCCAGTTCTTGCAGTCGGTAATCAGCCCACCGTTTTCTTGCTCGTAGCAGTAGCCAAGCACCGAGAGCCAAGTGCCGCGCGAGATCGGGTCGGAACCGATGAACTCTGGCGAGCGCAGAGTGTTGGTTTGAATGTTTATCCAGTTCATAAATTCAAAAAGCCAACCAACCGCGCAGGTGAAAATTGGCACCACGAAATGCCTCTGCGCGACTGGCTGGCTAAAGTTTGAATTGTCATTGTGGTCTTAGGCTTTTCACGGCCTTCGCTTTGGTTACTGCGGTAAGATCGGCTGTAAAGTCAAATTGCAGCCGACGTTTTCGTCCTTGTCTGCCCAGTATTTCGCAACGGTCAGATACGCGACTTGAGAATCGTCGCGCCAGATCAGGTCTGATCGCGTGATGCGGTCGAGCACGAGCTTGACGAGATTGTCCGCGTCGGGCTTTTGCGCGTGACGAACTGGAGACGATGGCTTCACAAATCCGTGCGCGTTGAAGTGAGACTTCGGTCGTCGCATCCAAAACGTCGCAACGACTTCAACCGGAAGCTGACCTTCGACAAATTCTACCTGCTCGACGAACGCTTTGATAATCGCCTGATCGACTGCGCGCTTCCACTCGTCGGCAACGTCGGAGTCGTAAACGCGCGCGACGTACTTCGCGCCCATCTTGCGGGCGAAGGCTCGCGGACGTGGCTGGCCTTTTGGGTCGCCGTGAATGAAGAATGTCATTTGCTGGCCTCCTCTGTTGCAGCAAGAGCATCGTCCACATATTGTCGGTGATAACCCTGTTCAGTGTGACGACGCTCTAACGCCTCACGCAGCACACGCACCTTCTCGCGCGCCTTGGCAAGTTCAGCCTCCGCTTTCTCGGCGCGGGCTGTCATGGCGACAAGTTCGGTTTCGAGTTCGCGGGCCATAGATGCGAAAACAACGTCACTGCCGTCCTCGGTGGTCCAATCAAAAACTTGTTCGTCGGTTCGTGGTGTGGTGCTCATTTGCTGGCCTCCTTTGTCATGGCGGCGTCGATGGCGTAGCGCAGCATTCCGCACTCAACGTCGGCGGGGGTGAAAAAGCTGTACGTTCCACCACTTCCCCCTCCGCTGTAGTCCATATTCTCGTCTAGCCAATCCAGCCGCGCTGTGTCGGCCTCGGCGATTTCTCGGCGCGGGACGTTCATTGTAACAAGTTCAGCGGCGGCGCGGGCATCCAACATCTTTTGAATCTGCTCCTCAAACGAAGCAATTAACAGCTTCGCCGCTTCTTGCGTTGCTTCCTCGGTGGATAAGCCTTCGCCCATAATCATGCGACCATCGTGCGTGATGCGTAGCACCTCGCGGTTCGCATGATTAAAACTCAGCAAAGAGTCTGACTGATATGCGCCATCAGTAGTCTTAACCGTTAGTTTTGTTTCTGGTGTTTTAATTCCGTTTTCTGGAAATTGGGAAACGTCGTCAGTCGGTTTCATTTTGTAACCTCCTTCCGTCGCACGAGCAAATGGTCGCGCTCCTCTTGCGTGATGCGGTGCTGATAGAGTCCGAGCATTTCAGCGCGACGGAATACGTTAGCGGTGGACGTTTTGATGCTCATGGTGATTTCCTTTGGCGTTTGAAATTCCAAAAGCCGACGGTCGGTTTCTGCGTTGAGTATGTCTTGTTCATGTCGAGTGTTCTTCATTTGTGTTTTGCTTTCTTGTGCTTAAATCTGCCCAGCTCATCTCTGAGCGCGCGCAGTTTTTTTAGATTGTCGAAGTAATCCTCGACCCATTGTTCGTTTCTGCCTCGCGCGATTCCGTCCGCTCGTCCGACAAAGTAGGAGAGCACGACGGCGACCGAGCAAAGCGCAATGACTGCGAGTGTGGTTATCATTTGTACCACGCTGGCAGCGCGAGTTCGTGCAGGACTGGTTCAATGTTGGGCCAGTTGTTGTCCTCGATGCTTCGCTTGAGGCGAATTAGATCGGCGATGTTCTCGTCCTGCCCGCGAGCGATTGCATCGTCGCTGAGTTTATAGACTGCCACGCCGTAGGGTTCGCACTTTTCGACCGCGACGTAATACATCCGAGAGACTGGCCGCTGATAAATCTCGTTGATGAGCGGCAAATAAAACCCTGCCTGTCGATGGTAGCCGTAGGAGAACGCGGCGCGCTCGAAGTTGCGGAACGCGTCGCTGTCCAAACTCTCGACGGTCTTAACGTCGAGCACGTAAGGCTCGCCGTTTGTCAGTTCGCAGCCCAGCGAACTAAACCAGTCCGTGCGGCATTGCAGCGCGCCCAGTGCGTTCTTCTGTTCCTTGCGCCATGTCACTTCCGGCATACCGTCCGCGAGGAGCTGCGAGGCGATTGGATGCGCCGCCACGGCCTCGCGCATCGCCACGACCTGCGCCAGTTCGTCGGCATCGAGCAGAGTCTTGCCCTCGTGCTGCGCTGCAAACTCGGCGTAAGCCGCCTTGCCTTCCTTCGTGCGCCGGTCGAGATCGGGTTTCTGAACGTAGCGCGCAGCAAACTCTTTCTCCTCTAGGATAGCGCAGTGAACCGCGCTTCCTAGTCGGAACGCCGTGGACTCGTCGGGTTGAGCGAGCGTCTTGGCAATATACTTTTTGAAGTAGAGCGCGGGGCGGCGACGGTAACACTCCAGCTTAGAGTGCGAGATAGCAACATTAGCGTGATAATCTTGTATTGATTCATTCATCTTTTTTGTCCTCGGAGTCGCAGATGAACGGCCAGATCACGATGAGTAAAATCGAGAACAGAATGAGCGTTGCCCATTCGCAAATCCAGCCGATCAATCTGCGGATTGAGTTCACAGATCGGCGTCCTCCAGTTTCAGCTTCGATTGTAGCGGGTCGATTTCGCACTCGGCTTCGTCTTTGAAGCGCACCGACCAACTGACCTTGACGTTGATCTTTGGCGCCGCTGCGAGGCTGTCCCACTCCACCGAGAAAGCGCACTTGGCTTTCGGCTCGGTCTGGTTCTCGTCCTCGATGAATGATTCCTGCGCCGCCTTAGCGATTTGTTTGAAGTGCGTTTCGAGCAAGCCTCGGAATTGTTCCGTGGCCGCGTTAATGACTGCTGCTTGTTTGAGATCGTTGTCGTTCATGTTTCTTTCGATTGATTGTGGATTCGCTTGCTGAAAAAAAAGTTGAGTCCGCGCTCGATGTCACCGTGGCCGACATATCGACCGTGACTATCTACGCGCTCGCCTTTCTCGTTTGTGTGATGCGACTTCATCCGTTCAAGGACGCGCCGCTCGGGTTTGTAGAGTCGGCTCCGGTCGTACACGTCAGAGCGACGGATGGCTTGGCCAAGGACGTTCATGTGTTGGCCTCCTTGCGTGCGGTAAGCATTGCGTCAGCTATTACATAGCAGCATTTCACAAGGTCTATTCGTGAATATATATCTTTAATAACTCCGCGAACGTTAGTGTCGCTGTTGATCAATAAACCGTTTATGATCTGAGCAGCGAAGTAGTCGCGCAGACTCATTCCGCCTTGAGGACAGATTTCAACTTTTCCATTTTCCGTAAATTGAAAATTTGGAAACGCTGGGCCGCCGTCTTTGATCACTGCTTTCAAGCCGCACCTCCAATCGCGTCGCTCAGTCCGCCTGCGACTTTCTCGGCGAGCGGCGTCACGTTAATCTCGGGCGCGATGTCGCGCGCTTCCTCGACGGTGCGTAAGCCTTTAAGAATGTCGCCGAACTGGTCGCGCAGAATAAAGCCGCGAGCGCGAAACTTGAGCATTCGTTTCGGGAAGTCTGACCAAGGGCCAGCCTTGCCCCAGAGCTTCGCGCCCTTCGCGTCGGCGGTCGTGAACGTCTCCGAGGCGGCGTCGAATCCTTTGCGCTTCACCGTGATCTTGTAGCCGTGCGAGTCTTTGCCGGCCTCGCCGATCTCTTGCTCGGCGTAGCTTTCGAGTTGGCCGCTGGCGCGAACCAGAGCGAGAGCGGCGTCACCGTAGATCGCGGGCCGTCCGTTGATGACTGCCGTGTTTTGCAGCGCGGCCATTGGCGTCAAGCCCAGCTCCATGCCGAGCTGAATCGCAATCATGACGCTCTCGGGTTTCTCCATGCCTCGCGGAGCGAAGCCGCTCGCGACGACTGCTTTGGCGAAGCGGAAAGCCTCGTCGATGCTGGCGAGTTGCACGCCTTGATTGCCAAAGCTGATTTGAGCTTTCGGAGCGGTGTCTGCGACCGCGACTTGAGTATCTGTTTTAACGTCTGTCGTATTCATGTTATCGGTTCTGTTTTGTTTTGTGTTTTGCCGCCCATCGTTAAGTCGGTGGGCGGTTTTCCTTTTGGGAAATTATGCTGGCCTATTTTCGCACCGCGACCAGCGGCGTCGTAGGGTTCTGGTTTACGTCGTTACCGGCGACAAATTAGAACGGCACTTCGTCGCTTCCAGATGGCGCGCTCGCGGCAACGTAGGCGACCGCGGTTCCTGCGACTCGCGCGTGCCAGAGCGTGCGGCAAGCGTTTTTGAGTAGCACGTCCTCGGCGCGCGGAGGAAATGGCGTGCCGTCATTTTTCAACTGAGACTCGCGGTCTGCGCCGTACCAGAGGAGCTGTTTCTCGGTGAGCGAACCAATCGCCACGCCCTTATTCTTGCCGAAGTGAACGGTCACGCTGGCGGCGCCTTCAATCACTTGGTCGGGCGGCGGGAGCGACGTTGCGCTCGACGTGCTGGTGCTCGGTGCCGTAGCGACCGCGCGTGGTTTAGTTTCGAGAGCGGCACGGATTGCGCGCAGCTCGACGAGAATTTCGTTGTGTTGTTCGGGTGTCATTTGTTTCTGAGTTTCTGCAAAAGTTTGATTTCGGAAGTGTTCACGAGTCGCGCGACGTAGCCGAGGTCTTGCGCGATACGGTAGGCGTAGCCGGTCGAGATGCCCAGATCGTAGGCTGCGACCTTCATGGACTCGCCTCGATTGATTGCCGAGATGATTCGCGGGCGGTTGCGCGGGTTTGATGGGCGGCTCATTGTGCGGCCTCCGCTTTAGAGATGGCTGCGTCAATCACCTTGAGCCATTCCCCCCAGATTGCGGGGTGCGCTGCGTTGAGGCTTGCGACGTTTCCGCGACTGATCTTTAGAGCCTCCAGCATCTCCGGCGCGGCAGCGATCAGGCGGGCGTTGGCTTCACTCGGCAGATACGGGGCGTCATTGCCCTCACCGTTGGCTCGCCACGTTGTAGCCAGCCACCTGCTTTCCGCATAGATTAGTCCTCTGCCGTGGGCGTCTGTGCGCATCTCCCAATGGCCAGCGGTGTGTTTTTTCGTGCTCATTTCGAGAAGGCTTTGACTTTGGTGGCGTAGCTCTTGGTCGCTGGTTTCGTCGCGCCTTTTGGGCCGCCGTTGTGAATCCGCGCCAGCGTCTCGACGTCGCCCGCAGCCCACGCTTGCGGCGCGTAGCGTTTGAGGTAGGCGGTCACGACGCGCTTGGAATAATCGAGATCGGCGCACCGCGAGTAGTCACCGGCAACGTGACTGTCGGCGTGGTAAGCGCGGTGGATTTGAAGCGGGCCAAGTGCCTTGCCGTTGTCGCCGATTGTCGGGCCGAGCTTGCCGCTCGTCTCGACGATGTGCAGGGCGCGAAAGAAAGAAGCGTCGGGCGCGGCTTGGGCGGTGAGAGTGAGCGCGAGGAGGAGGAGAGTGGATTTCATTTTGCGAGTTTAGCTGCGTTGCGTTTCGCTGCGGCAATTTGTTTTGCGGTGCAGTCTGCGGCGATTGATTCGGCGAGAGCAACGGCCTTGTCGGCGCGAGCTTGGTCGGGCGCAAGCAGCGCGAGGACTAGAGCGTGGGTGAGTGCGGTGGTGGAGTTCATGCGTAATTTTCTTTTGCGGTTAATAGAATTTCACGAACTGATTTGCTTTTGTAATTAACTAAAGCAGTTTCAAAATTTGCATAAGTTCTTCCGCATTTATTCCACGCACTATGCGAAGCGTTTAAGACTAAAACATTGACGCGACCATCGCGGTAAAAAATTACCGAAGCACTAATCTTATCGCACTTTAATATGATTCCGGTAACGGAGCTGAATACTTCTTTTTTAGTGATCTGAATTTGCATTTTAGTTTTTGATCTCGGGCTTGATTGCCTTCGATGTGAATACCAAATCACAACTCCGTCCTGATTAGAAGACTTTTCTCACTATCTTTCTCAACGCTGTCCGTTGCCTTTGATAATCAAAGACTTATGACTTTTCTTTCTTAGCTATAACTGGCCGATGCCACGTCTGAATCCTGATTCCTGCGGATGAAATTGCGGTACCGGTGAACTTTTCCAGATGCCCAGAAGCGAGTCCGCGTCGAAGGTATTTGTGCGCGGTGCCGATGGCTATCTCTAGCGACTCGGCAAACTCCTCGGTCGTCATCCAGCCTTCGCCTTTTGGCTCGCGCGTTTTCGCGGTGAGCACTTCGCGCAGTTCGTGCGCCCAGTTAAGCGGCGAAGGTTTTGATTTCTGTCGCGGCATAGAATTGTCCTCCGATGTTTCGTGTCTGGAAAAGCTGATAGGTGCCGTCAGCAAATAACAGACCGTATGCCCAGCCCTGCGCCCAACGTAGCTTTCCGGTTTTCTTGTTCACGTAATCCATGTCGCGTTTGCAAAGGCAACCAATGCTGCGCGCCTCGGCGGGTTCGCGCGATGCCACGGACGCCGTCTCGATAGTGTGAACGTGGCCAAAAATTGCGTTGCCGTAAATTGCCGCGTGCGTTCGACACGCGCCGACGCCCGCATGGAATCCGTGCAGCACCGAGAGCTTGCCGAGATCGAGCACGCCGAGATCGGAATCGTAAGGCAGCATCTTCGCGCGGCATTTCTTCACCGTCGCCTCTAGTTGCTTAATGCCGTCGTTGGCGTAGTCGCGAATCACGCCAGTCGCGTTGCCAGCAAAGTCATAAATTCGCTCGTCGTGATTGCCACGCAGGAAATGATTGCTCGCGCCGCCGTCGAAGAAGCGACGAAGGAAATCGTTGCCCGCCTCCCAGTCGTCGGCCAGCGATGCGGCTTTTTCCTCGTCGCTCGCGCCCTTGCGTAGATTGCGGAAGTCGTAGTTGTCGCCAGCGTGGACGCGTATCTCAGGCTTCCACTCTTTCATGAACGACCAGAGTGCGCCGACGCTCGCCGCGTCAGCCATGTCGCCATGATTGTCCGAGACTACGACAAAGCGTTGTGCGCCTTTAGACATCAAGTGCGTCGCTTAGGTCAATCGAGGTAAGACCACCTCCGGCAAGCAACGTCTCGGCCTTCGCTGCGACGTAGAGTTGAGCGAGGACTTGATGGTCGGCGAGTGCTTCCGCGCCGAGGTACTGCGTGAACTTCGCGCCGCTGAGTCGGAGCTTGGCGATGACCGGCACGAGGTAATCCGCACCAGCCTGCGCGTGTGCTGCGTCGAGGTAGAGCGCGAAGATCGCCGACGCCTCCAGCGTTGAACGGTCGTAGCGATACGACGTGAGGCGAATATAATTGCCAGAGATACCGGACGGCAGAGCGATTGTTTTTTGGAGAGCCATGATTAATTGTATTCGGTGAAGTCGAGATTGAACCGATAATTGCCCGCACCAATGTTGCTGCCGTCCAACGTCGAGGCGCGAACGTAAGCAGTCGAGGAACTATTTGAGCCGTTGTCGAAATCGTAAGCCGTGAGCAAGTCAGCATTGACGCAACCGCCGACGCCCACGTCTGGCTTGGTCGAGAATCCACGGTTAGAAATGTCCACCGAGAACGTCTCGGTTGGCGAACCACCGGAGAGCGCGACGACGTGCGATGCTTGAAACACGGCGGCGACTTGGCGCACGCTCGATGCAGCGGTCGCACCAGTCTTGATTCCGCTCACGGTCACGTCGTCTCGATCTTGTGATGAGATGTCGCCCGCTCCATACGCTGCATTGTCGGCGCAGAATCCAAGATAAACCCAAGACGACGCGACGCCGCTGCGATTAACCGCGCGCAAGAAAGTGAATCCGCTCGTCGGAAACGTGTTGTAGAAACACATCGTCGTTGCCTTGGTTAAAACCAAACCATTGACGCCGGATTCTCCAAACCAGTTGTAGTCTGTCGCGCTGCTACTGTTCGTCGCGGTTGCTTTGATTTCGTAGTGATCAAAATCAGTCTCGGTGTTTGCGTTCCAATAAGCGCGTGAGCCAAAGTAATACTGACGGGTACTCTCGATCAGCTTTGGAGTAACACCGACGTTCGTCAGACCTGATCCGCTCGGCGTAGCCGGTGCTGTCGAGTTGTTGGGCGCGGTCTGTGTGCCACCGCTGACGATGTTGCTTGCGATGCCGAACGCGCTGAACGTTTGCACGGCGATTTCGTAAGTCACGTTCGGCGTCAGGTCGTCGATTGAGGACGTGCTGCCGCCGGTGCTGCGCTGGTCTGCGACAATCCATCCAGCCGTTCCGCTCTTGCGGTAAAGCACGTTCATGATGACGCAGCGCGTTGTGAACGCTGGCACATTGACGACGATGCGCGCGAGCGTTGTGCCGTCTCCGCTCAAATAAGTTCCGGTCGTGTTTACCGTTGGCGCGCTTGGGTCGGCTGGCGGCGTGCTGTCCGTCTGCCCAGCGGTCACGGCCACCGCGGTTGCGCTCGCGCCGGTGCTCTTTGCGCTTTGATTCTCGCTGCGGTCGTAGGCTGAAATCCAGTAATAGTAAGTCGTGCCGAGAGTCAGATTGACGTCTACGAATCGGCTCGCGCGCGTCTCGGCAATCTTCGTCGCGCCGCCCGAATCGTTGCTCGTGTTACGCCAAACGCCGTACTCGCCGAAGTCAGGTTCGGTGTTGTCGTCCCAGTCGAGCGATATGATTTGCCCAGTTCCGGCGATGGCAGTGAGTCCGGTCGGTGTCGCTGGCGGCGTAGTGTCCGGCGCGACCGTGACCGAGCTGGTGACGTAGCTCGTGCTGATCTTGAAGTAAGATTCGCCGAAGATTCGCACGTCGTAGTTGGTTCCGATCTTCACGTCGGAACTGATATAATCTTCCGTCTGCGCGCCTTCGACTCGGCTCCATGTCAGATAGGTCGTGCTTGTGCTCGGCTTGTATTCGATGACGACGGCGCCACCGCTTTGGATGAACTCCTCGGCTGGCGGCGTCCATTTAACCTTGATGCGCGGAATCGCCGTGCCGTCTGCTTGGATAAATTGAGTCGTGCCGTCGGCCGTGAGCGCAAGACTGGATGGCGCGTCGAGGGTGAACGGATCAGGCAAGGTCGTGTTCGGCGAGTCCGCGACATAGATTTGTTCGTCCACGTCCCAACTGTAAACCTCCACATCTGTCTCGCGGAGAGTCATGTCGATGTAGAGCTGCGGCGGATTGCCGTCGGTAGCAAAGTGCCACTCCATCACCTCGAAAACCTTCGACGACCAACCGAGCTTTGCGTTGGTA